TATGGGTGATGGATTCCACGGACAAACAACTGCAAATGGAGAACGATTTAATGCTTACCGTTGGACTGCTGCTCATCCTTACCTTCCTATGGGAAGTAAGATTAGAGTTACAAACCAAGACAACGGAAAGCAAGTGATTGTAAGAGTGAATGATCGTGGTCCATATTCACACGCAGACCTAGATCTATCTTATTCTGCATTTGCACACATCGAATCTGCTAGTAAGGGTAATGCTACTGTTTGTTGGAGGGTAATCGGATGAAAAAACTGATTTTCTTGATGCTGCTGCTGCCCCTGCCTGCTCTGGCGGGACCACCGTTCAAATATCAGACAAATTGCTATTTGGAATCTAAGGACAAAACTTATCAGGAAGATGTATGTACTGTGGTGGAAACCCGTGAGAAAGGTGGAGCACTCAAGACTCGTAACATTTATTCTAACCGCTGGGGTTTGACGATTAAATCCCGTTTTAATGAGAAGGATGAATTTTTGACTTGGGACAGTCATAACAACTTTGAGTATAAGTGGGACTATAAAGTTGGTGGAGTTGGTGGTAGTAGTGCATATACATATGTGATGCCTGGTGTTCTTTTGCAAAACGTAAGTTGGGACTAATTAAATGGACGAAATTCAAGTAAATCTAAATGCACACGAGGTGGGTATTCTTCTTGCCGCACTTCAGAATCTTGAAAATATTGATGAAATTTATATTGCCAGAGACTATGGAAGTGCGCCAGCACTTTATAACAAACTCTATTCGCTCTGGGAGCAGATGGACACTTCGACAACTGGACTACGGTACGACCTGACGCCCTCCTTCTGACCTATAATAAGAAGGTAGTCAAGGGAACGCCTGTGAAACGACCCATTACCTTCACCTCTGGTCAACTACTGGACATTATCTCTATGCTCGAAGAGAAAGAGGACGCTCTGTATGATGCTGACAACAAGGGTCTTGCTGTTTACTATATGCAGATGGGAGTTCAGTTTCAACGGATGTATGATCTTATGAAAGATCTTCCTGGCGAAAAGCGTGTTGTTCAACTGGTTGTTTCTGATTCAGAATGAAAACCTCTTTCATCTTTCTTGCCTTTATCGGTATTCTGTTGTATAATAGTCTCCTGATCAAACGTGATCAAGAACTATTCAAGGCATACGATCGAGCGTGTGCCGAACTTCCTTCTCCTCATCCAGATTGCCAACACAGAAAATGAACGATCAAGACATTATACAGTTTCTCAACGCCTTTGATGATTTTATGAAACACGCCGAAGAAGAAATGGATTCCTATTTCAAGTGGCAGGAGGCACGTTCATATACAAATTCTTTTTATGAAGAAAAGGCAGCAGAACTTGAGATTACTGTAGACTACTACATTCAGGAGTTTCTGTGATTGATCAGAAAGGAAAAATCATTCTTGCTCTAATGCAGATTGATAATATTATGAAACTCATCAAGGGCAATGAGTATGAGTTTTTTATGTATTCTCATCTCACCTCTGTTGACATTGAACTTAAAAGACAATTGACAAATCTCAATCATTCAACTACAATTAAGGAGTAATTTACACAAACAAATGAAGTATCTTTACATCGTTGACTACTGGGTTCCGTTTCCTTCTTCCGAGTATGGTGGACTAATCAATCTGATTGCCGAATCCGATGCGCAGGCATTTGAGATTCTATCTGCCGAGCAACAGTTTGATGAACGGTATGTGGATCGCATTATGGAGCGAGTGGTCAATGCTCAGAAGTTTGCTCTGGTCGATGATTATGAATCTGGTATTCTAGAGTCATTCACCACCTGATGAAAGAGTTTCCCCATACTGCACCGAGTGGTTATTCCTATGAGTACGAAGAACTTAAAAAGAACTATACTGCTATTTGGATTCGCAATCACTATAAATTTATTTACAACGGTTGCGCTTCTGTTCGTAGCATTTGGGGATTCTACAATCACAAGACCAAGTGCTACCACGCTCCTATCAACTCCAAGACAGTCGGTGATCAGGTAAGAATCGAAGATACAACAGCGTACTCTGCAATGTTACTCAAACTCACACCACTACAATCTGCATTTGTATGAGTTATACTCCAAAGGTAAATGATTATGTAAAATGGACCAAGAGTGTTGAAGGTTGGGTATATTTTAAGTGTAATGATTATATTACTATTGAGGACTCAACAACACCAAAGGATCCAGAAAACTTAGCTCATTGTCCCATACATAAGAAAACGCGAGTGTTAGTCTTGTGTTTTCGCAATCAATGGAAAGAATTGATTTATGTCAAAACAAGAGAATCAAAATACGAAGAATAAGACTCTTTGGCGTTGGTGGGCAAAAGCATTAGGTGAGAAAGCATCCAAATGTGATAGAGAATCAGATCGTATTGCATACATTCGCACTATTATATTCATCACCTATCTAATTACTAATTGCTTTATTGTTGCTGGTGTAATTCGCCATTGGAATGATGATGTTCAATCTTCTAATGGTTCAGAATCAGGATGTGTATATGTTAAAGACAATTGATATCCGATCTTCCTGCCCTAAATTGTTTCTAACATAATGCCACAAATGACCAGGAAGTAAGTAAAACCTACCTCTTTCTGGTTTTACTTCAAGTTGCAATAGTTGTGTATTCTTCATATAGAGATTACTATATTCTGATCCGTCTTTTCTTACAACAATCAAATCTCCTGGATTTTCAGGAAAGTCCACATAGAATACTCCAATTAAGTCTGCCCGATAATGAGTATGAATAAAATTATATTGATATTGCTTATTAATATTGACCCACCAGTATAAACTAGAAAACTTAATTCCTAAGTCATATCTGTCAAGTGTATCCTGACAAAATCCTTTAACAATATGAATCAAAGGATCAATGTTCTTATACTTGTCACACTGATCATTGTCCTTATATGATGGAGAATGATAACCACCTTGATTTGATACTTGAATCGTTGGTTCATTCTGTTGCATTAAATAACAATCTTCTTTCAATGCATTTAAATTCAAATCTGGCACACAAGATCTAATAAAACTTGGGAATAGAGTATCTTCCAAAACTCCCTTATAATTGAACATAATAAACAAGAATAATATCAGTTAGTTATAATACCAATAATAACCTTTCCAACTATAACGTCCAGGATGGTCTAAACTTTTTCTAAGAGCAGTACCTGCACATCCATTACCTAGTTCTCTACAAGCAGCATCCATACTCTCATATTCTGGACCTTTCTCATTTGTTTTTTTATCAATTCCATATATTGCTTTCTTCTTACTTTTGTATTCTAATAGTTTCCATCTATACCCATAACATTTACCATTTCTTTTTGCAGTGACTAATATGTTGGAATTCTTTCTAACATCACCTGTGACTTCTGCTGCTGCTTCTCTTACTGTATTCCATACTCTCACTTCACCAGTCTCTACGTTTGTACCTTCTATTCTTAGACCTGAGTGTTTACCATTACCTCTGTGTTCTTCCTTAATGGTGATACCCCAAGGACTTCTAGAAATTGGTCTTGGTTTAGGTTCTGGCTTGATCTTTTCTCTTGGATTATATTCTGGTTGATACTTATTAATCCAGAATTCTTTTCTCTCATCTAATTGATTTACGTGACATTCATCTAATTCACGTATGATAAACTTATGAATACCGAACTTACGAAATGCTCTATGTAGAGGTTCCTTTGACATCTTCTTCGATGCCTCTATATGTGCCTGCCATTCTTTATTCATCATTAAGGCAGTTTTACCCACATATTTGAATCCGTTTTCTTTGTTAATGATCAGGTAAATGATACCTCTCATGATGGTCAAAATAATGCAGAGTACTATTATGTATCAGATGTGTATTTTTTGTTACTTTAAGCGGTAATGTGAGTAAAAATATATTATAGTGATGTTATATGATTATATGATATCTTATAAATGCTTTTAATATCTTATAAATGCCCGATCTTATAGACTTATATTCTTATAAATGCCCGATCTTATGAATAAATGCTGATTCTTATGAATAAATGCCCGATCTTATAGCAACCTAAGCGAGCGTATCATAAGACGCGCAGTTTGTCAACCCCCCACCCCGCCGAAATGCTCCCAGACCCTCACAAGATCTCGACGAGATTATGCGATCTTATAATGTTAGCGTTATAACACATTTCTAGGCGAGAATTACTATATAATATCATACTTATGCAATCTCGACGAGACCTGAGTGAGATCCTAGACTTGCAATCTCGACGAGAACACGCTATAATATCCACAGTTACACAATCTCGACGAGTTTTATGTACGACGATTACGATCTCGACTATACATTCGCAAACGATTATAGTCTCGACGAGGATACGTATGCCGATCTAGGCACATCAGATCTCGACGAGGATTATGCACGCGGTGGGCAAGACTATCAAGATCTTGCATATCGCCATTACGCATGATATAATACACCACAACCTACGAGATTCCTATGCCTACCGCACAGAAGCGTATTGTATCCGTTACACTAGATATCGAGTGCTATGATGATCTAGACCTAGAGCACCTAGACTGGGCAGATATGCTAGGTCTAGAAGGTGACGAGTCCGTACATTATAAGATCAAAGAACTCGATCCGTTTCATTAATGTGACACTTCTGTAACTGGCACAGGCGTTATAATATTATATAATGCTGCCGTTATATTAATATTATCATGCGGCAGGCACTAGTACCCCTGCCAAATTTGCCCTATGTATACCCTCCGATCCTGCCAAGTGGTCGAAGTACTGTGCCAGTTCTAGAGGTGGCACAGAGAGGCACACAGGGGGCGCTGGCGGTGTTATGTTGGTTTCGTTCCTGAGAGATCCCGATGATTTTCCTCACCTTGCCCCATTACGGTTGTGTATTCACTCTCTCCCAAGAAGATGGGAATGAGTTATACTATGCTCCGATCTATTCGGATGGTAATGTTAACCTTGAGGAATTCGCTCCTGTAGATCTTGATTCTGCAGATATGGATGAAATGGAACTATTTGATATCCGCAACCGCCTAGAGAAAATGTGCCAGATCTGAAACTGGCACAAGGGGGGTTGCAATGCCCCCCACCCCCTGTTATATTACATTCGTTCCCGAGGCAACCACCAATGTCCATCACTCTCACCGCCAACTACAAAGAGACCCTCAACGCTGAGACTGTTGAGAAGGTTGACGAACTGTTGGATGAGAACTATGCTCTGGATGACATGCTGGAGTTCATTGACCAGTACAATGAGAACGACTTCGTTTCCTATTATGAGGAATACGTTCGTTGTGGTGAGGCAATTGGTTATGATGCCGTAGATGCTCTCATTGGTGAAATGGGTTGCGTTTCGGATGTTGAGGATTGTGATGATCGTTATCAGGGTTGCTACAATGATGAGGCAGAGTTTGCTGAATCTTTCTATGGTGAGATGGGTTATGACATCCCTGCCGCAATCGTGGTAGACTGGGAGGCAACTTGGGAGACTTCGTTGCGTTATGACTTCACCGCTTGCAATGATGGCACCTCTTATCGTTCGTGCCACATCTTTCGGGATCACTGATTAGGATCTCGTCGAGATTATACGAAACATTATAATCTCGACGAGTGTTGACATTATCTCGACGATACACTATAATATCGTCGAGACACACATACGGGAGCATGGTGGAATCGGTAGACACACCAGACTTAAAATCTGTTGGGCATAACGCCCGTGGGAGTTCAAGTCTCCCTGCTCCTATTGGGTGATTCGAGAGTATCATCACCCATTTCGCGAGAGTGGTTATATAGTATAAATGGTGCAAAGGGTAACTGAGGCAGGGAGTGGTGTCCCTGCCTTTTTTTGTTTTTATTTGTATAAATAAAACAACTTAATATTATGGGCGAGAGTTTAATCCTATCTCTGGCAATTAAAATAGGAAATAATAATAAGATTGACGAGTAAGAATAATAAAAAACAGGTAGATTCCTGACAAGATTCGTGTGTTTAAATCTTGTTACTTAGGAATCATATTTTAGTGTCTTAAAGTATATAATCTCATCTTCATCCTTAGCAAAGCGATTCTAGCAACATTCGTTATACTTTGTCAAGCCCCCTGTGCCAGTTGAGTAAGTGGCACCCACCCCCTTGCGGTTGCCCCGCTGTCGTGCCATACTACGTTTGTTCCTGAGAGACACCCCCCCAATGTTTGATGAGATGTGGCAGGAGATTCAAGATGCTCCTGGTGAGATCTTCGACATTCCTGAGATGAATGATGAAGACTTCAACCTGAATGAGTACCTTGCCGCCGATTATGACTATTGAACTGATCGCATCAATTCTCATTCGTTATCACTTTCATCACTGAAATGACATTCAACCGCGATTCTCTCATCGCTGATTATGCTCAGCAGATCCTAGATGGGATGGATATGAAGACGATGGAGTGCTTCGTTTATGACACTCTGCAGGACAATCTGTCATCCTATTCTGATGAGGAACTCATCGCTGAGGTTACAGAATACAATCCCGAACTGCTGGAGGATGTGACAGACGACTAAGTGGCACACAGGGGGTTGCGTAATGCTCCGCCCCCCTGTTACATTACATTCGTTCCTGAGACATTCACCCTCATGATCGTCAGTCAAACCAACAGAAAGGGTCAGATTCAAAAACCTTACATCACCAGCAAAAACAAATGGATCAGCAAAGATGATCCTCAAGGTCGTTGGGAAGTTTGGATCTATTCTAACGTTGTGATTGTAAATTCTGAACGGAAGTTTAGGTATCGTCAACTTCGTTACGATGGAATTCCCGCAAGATTTGTGAAGCGTTCAGATGCTGCAGAGTATGCTCAAAGTCTGCTGGGACTGTGACACCTGACTAAGTGGCACAAGGGGGGTTGCAATGCCCCCCACCTCCTGCCATACTACATTCGTTGCCAACCCCCCGATGAAAGTTCTCCCACTGGTCTTCACCCTCATCGTAGGATGCATGGCAGTTCGTGCAATGAATACCATTGCACAGATAGAAGCAACCAACTCCACCTATTCTCTTCAGGCACAACAATGATCACCACTTCGTTCGCCTACGGTGACTCCTACGGCATCCACGATCGTTACAACGACGACGAACGTGAGCATGACGACTTCTACAGTGCCGAAGACTACGACCGCCGCCGTGCTATTCGTGACGGTTGGATGAATGATACGGAGGGTCGTTACTGATGATCCGTGCCCTGACCTGTGCTCGCTCCCCTGAGTTTCACCGCGCAACTATGCTCCGCCTGACAATCGCCGCGCTGCTACTCTGGGGGTTCTGGGGTCCGCTGCAACCCGTCCGCAATGTGACAGCGGACCTACTGTCCACCAGCGCCGACCTGCTGCGCCGCTGACCCCCTATACTGATCTCAACCGCAACGGACCCTATGGAGATCACTATCAGTCAGGAAACCTACGCCGTGATCCACCGATTGGCATGTATGGGGATGGATCAGGTGCTGGATGACCCCCAGACCGATCCTGAGACCATGGGACGGGTGTTGAACGCCGTTACCATGTTTAGCACCTGGAACCCTGTGACAGTT